TGATAATCCAGCAGAGGCCATGTTGTATCCTCTAGTGACTGGAGAAACCATTGTAGCTTCTCTTTGATAATTCAAATCTAATGCAGGTAATGTATTATAAAGATAATTAAATTTTGCTCTGTCTATATTACCTAACACTCTATTTCTATAAGTAGCTTCTTTGTCATAATAATTTGCTAACAAGAAATCGTATGTATTACCTGTTATGTTTTCTCTATTAACTTTAAATATAGACCTTTTCTTTCTTGCAACTTTTTCAGCTTCACCAATTTTTTCTAATCTACTTTTTGTTTTTTCTATAAGCTGTGTTGTTTTAGTGACCATTCTTCTCTCTCTATTTTGGAGAGCAATTTCATTTTGTCTTTTTTGTTGGTCTTGTATGGCCTTCTGTTGAGCATTAGCAACTTGATATTGCAATACAGCAGACGCACCAGCGACTATTAAAGTTGGATTACACATTATATTTTTACAAATTCATAAAATTTTCTATTTTCTATTCCATAATTAACTTCGTTTATGATGGAAAAACCCATCCACTTTAACCAATTAATATGAAGTTTATTTCTTTTATCTACATAGTTATGTAGTATTTGGTGTTTACCTTTAAGAACATCACATACATCTTTTGAGTTTCTTAAAAATGATAAACTAATTTTTTTTAAATCATCTGTACCTACCATCCAGATAAATCCTATTAATCCATTAGGTACTACACCTAACATGGCAACAGGTTTACAATCAGCATTACAAATAACTAAAGGTACTGAACTTAATTTTAATCCTGTAAGTAAAGATAATAAAGGTGGTAAGCCAGTGACAGCTTGTATTTCTTGTTTATCATCTTCTCTTAAATGTTCAGATAAATATATACAATCTATTTCACTAGCTAATCTTAAATGAGGTTTAGGAGTTTGAGGCTTGAGAAACATAATATCCTTCCCACTCTGCATTTACAAAGTTAGAAGGTAAGTGACTATTATTAGTTAGACTAATAGTTAAGTTGTCATTTCTACTTTGTACTGCAAATGTAAAATCTCCATCCTCTAAATTTACTGTACCTGTTAAACCAGTTCCAACAATCGTACCATTGAAAGTCGCATTAGAAGTGCTTCTTCCTACTGGTGTGACTGCTGATTGAAAGAAGCCAGTGTCATTAAATGAGACTGTCCAATTTCTAATTTGTAATCTACCTTCTCTTATTCTAGTTCTTGACCCAGTAGTATTCTGGCCAAGAGCCAAATACTGCTGTGAAAATGTATAAAGAAAATCGTATTGCTCACCGATAAAATAATTAAATGCTGTTATATCTCCAGAAACAGTTATTGTTGTTCCTGTTTGTGAAGCAATAGTTATATCTCTACCTGCTTTGTTTGAAGCTCCAGATTTTCCTACAAGCTTCATTGTGCTATCAATAGCATAAGGCAAGGTGATAGTGGTTATATTGGTACTGCTGTTATAGCTTTCAGTGACCTGTGTGTTAGCAAGCTTTCTATCTAAATGAGTAAGATAAGTTGCTCCAGTGTCTACTACTGCTGGTGAACAGTCTACGCTTTCAATATAAACACCATCTGACCTTTGGACTACTAGAAATAAAGTAGTTCCAATAAAGTCTACATTTAAAATTGTAGTGTCTGCATCTGAACCAATAATCCATTTGTGCCATGCACTTTGTAATCTTCTACCTTGAGAGAAGAACCATTGATAAATATACAATCTATTTTTCTCTCCAGTCTTATTACTTAATACTACAAGAATATTTTCATTAGATGCGTTAGCAAATTTAAAAGCTTCTGAAGGTATATACTTTGGAATGTTTGCTGTTATATCTTCACCCTGGTTTGTTTCACCATCGCTTTCAACATACATTTCTCTAACACCAGTAAACTGACCTTTGTTAAAAGCAAAGAATACATTATTACCAGAACCAACTGGTGATACTGTTTCTAAACTTTCATATTCTGTTGTGACATTAACTGAAGTATTTCCAGGTGTTAAACTTGCACCACCTGTTAATATAAATTGTGTTTGGTCTGAAAATAATAAAAGCTTTTCATCAAAGGCAACAGCGTGTTTTAAAATACTTACTTTTGTATGAGCAACACTAACATCAATAACATCTGTATCTAATGCGTCTGTGACTGTCTCATTAAAAAATTCAAAAAATTCTGAAGACCTAGACATAATAACATTTTCATTTGCTAATACGCCAAGCCTATTTCTATGAAAGAAAATATCTTTCATCTTTGCATCTACAAAACTAGGATTAGGAGAACTCTCTAAATCTCCTACTGTTCTTTTACCCCAACTAGGAACATCAAAACTTGTTGATGATATAGTGTAAGAAGAACCATCTACTTGTGTAAATCTAAAATTTCCATCTGCTGTTCTTATTAGAACATGAGGCATAGTATTTGGGTCAAGTGTAGTTTTTATTCCAGGCTCTACTGTCTCTTCCCATACTCTTGTACTGCTAGAATATTTTACATAATAATTATCAAAGCTATTAGAGGCATCACCTTTAACTTCAACAACCATGTCATTAATTGCTTCTGCTGGTAAATCTGAAAAATTTTGAACTTCATCTTTTATTACTTGGGAAGCTTGATTTCCAAAACCATCACCTGCTGTCACTGTAAGTGTGCCAGAGGATTTTACTATTGAAAAACTGCTGTCTCCAATATTTGTTAAAGTAATTCCTGAAGGTGAACCGATTGCACTTTTAAGGCCATTCCTAATATCTTTTGTATTTTGGTTTGACGAAGTAAATGTAGATGTAGTGCCATCTATAGTAATAGAGTAAGGCGTATTATTTACTCCTTGGATTACTGTATATACAGCTTGTTCTATCTTCGCTGGACTTGTAGCTGAAGACATAGCAACTGTTTTGTTTTTATTTAATATGTAAGTAAAATCATTAACAGTTAAGGCTTTAAAATCTTCTCTTGGGTTTGTAGAGTTTAAATAGTTTGTAGCGTTTGTTTGGCTTACAACTGTTTTAGCAACTCCATCAATAGTATAGACAGCAATACTGCCATTAGTAATAACCACAATGTATCGTTCATTTATATCTCTATTAATAGTGTGAATGAAAGCGTTGTTTAAAGATGAACTAGAAATTTTAGCAACATGATTAGTTGGTGGTCTCTTTTTCAGACCTTCTACTACACCAGAAAAACCATTCTCTTGAGCTGTGGCTTGATTTTCTAATCTTAAAATTTCTGGTTGTTGTGATACACCACCAATCAAATTTGGTATACTTCTAGTTATTAAAGGCATCTTACATAGCTATTGCGATAACTAAAACAACTCCGATGATAACCATTTCTATTTTATGGTCTTTCCAAATATGTCTTAATCTATTCATAATGTTCATAGTCTCCTCCTTAATCTATAAGTTTATGCGACCTACTTCTTGAAACAGTTTTAAATTGGTCATGGCTGTTAAATATTGAGTGGTCTGCTACTGAAGCTTCTGATTGCTTCAGAATAGATAATGCAACAAGTTCATCTTGACGACTAAATCTATGTAAAGCATTTGCTCCTAAAGTTCTGTCGTGGAATATTCTTGATGCTCTTATTGTTATATATCTTCTTGCTTGTTCTGGAATATTTTCAAAATCTAGTAATGATACAACTGTTGCATTCTCTAAATTTTTATCAAATACAAAACTTTCTTTTGCAAGATTATATAAAAAGTTTCCTCTTATAACTGGGTCATAAGAACCTTTACTCTCTAAAAGAGGATTTAATTCTATATGTAAAGCGTCACCTGCTACTGGAATTTTATTATTAGTGTCTCTTGATAATGTTGATTTGTATGAAGTATTAAATTTCCAACCACCTGATTGTACTTCTCTATTTACTTCATTTAAAATATTTTTAGCCATACTAGCGTCTGTAGGTAAACTTCCTGTCAGTGAGTTTACTGGTGCTTCTCCAATAGTAGAGAGCATAGTATTGACTGCTTCTAATTCTGTTGTTCTTGTTGTTATTGATGCCATGATAATTATAAGGTTGTGAGCAGGCCAAGCATAACTCGGCCTACTCTTCTCGTTTTCAAGTATTATGATTTCTTGATTTCGCAAGCACTCTCTGGTCTTAAAATGCCATGTCCTAATGCCATTTTAGCAACCATTAAGTTTCCTTGTCTTCTTATATCGTATTCACTCTCCATGCCTAAATCCATAAGCTTGACAGTTCCGATAGCAGACTTGTGGAACACAACAGCGACAGTTGTACTAAAATTACCATGATAAGTATTATTAGTTCCTGTCACTTGTGAAACATTAGCGAAAGCATTTACTGCTGTATTTGCTTTTACAATGTTTACACCTGCAACTTTGATTACAGTTCCATCGCTAAATACACCATTTTGTCCACCGAAATCTCTGTTAAGAATTTTATCATTCTGAACAAGTTTGTAGTAAACTGCTGGTTTAACAATGCAGAACCTATCTGTTGAAGGTACATCCTTTTCATCAAGTGCTTGTGCACATTCAAAGATTGAAGCAATCAAGCTGTCTGCGTTTGTATCTGCATCAGCGTCAGTGACTACTTTACCACCATTTCCTCCAGTAATTGTAGCTGAACCTCTAGCACCTAATACAGCAAGCTGTAATAAGTTCTGGTCTACAGTGTTAGCAAGTGCTCTACCCATTTCTGCTGTGTAGATACTTCTTACATCGTAGTGATTTTTAGCTTCATCTAAATTACTCATGAAAGCAGATGATATTAACAAGTCGTCAATATTGATTGTTTTCTCTGCGTGCTTAATCGAGCTTCCAGTGATTTCATTTCCTGGTGTATGATAACCACTTGATGTAGTTCCAATAACTGGGAATTGAGCACTCTTTCCTGAAGAAATTTGTCTAACACTTGTCATGTTAAGCATTTGGTTTTCTCTTTGGAAAGTTGCTAATACTTCTCCTGAAAATACTTTAAGGAAAAGTGCATTAGCGTCACCTGAAGCATTTACTTGACCTAAACGAGAGACTGTAGCGTTTGCCATAGTTTATTCTCCTTTTAGATTGTTAATTACCAACACATACTTCAACTGTTATCTCTTTCGTTATTACTCGCAAGTATAACTAGGAGGCAATATATCTTTGTGAAGGCTCACTCCTCTTAATGAAGAGTGTGTGAGTTAGCAATTCCAAGCACGAAGTGCTTTATTAATTCTGCTGTTAGGGTCTCTTGCTGTTTTTGCTGAAGTTAATTTTCTTTTCATTCCTTTCATTCTTGCACAAAAGCTGGCTCTTCTTTTATTACCAACTTTCTTTGAAGGTCTTTTTAAATTAGCTCCAGTCTTTCTTTTAAAATATCTTCGACCAGCTTCATTCAATCCACCAGAAGGATTTTGATATTTTTTAGCAACCATTAACGACCTACTTTACTCATGGCCAACTTATGAGCTTTTGTGAACGACAAAGGATTTTTCTTTCTACCCATCGCTTTTCTCATAGTTTGCATGTGCTTTTTCGTATGATGCTTTTTGTGTTTTGCAAGAGTTGTTTTCTGTCTTTTAGTTAAAGCCATTATTTTTTTCCTCTTATTTTATTGACTGTAGATAAACCGAAACTTCCAGAGTAGACAATTAGAACAGCCCACCAAAATTCTTGTGGAGCTGAACGAAGTATCTCAAAACCTTTTTCCATCCATGGCTGTGTCTTTGGCCAGAATATTGCTAAAAAGATTAATGTAATTTTTATAGTTAATACTTCATCCTTAATACTAGATTTAGAACTTCGTATTTGTTCTATACTTACATTAGCTTCAGCTTCTATTTCCTTTGCTCTAATTACTTTCTTCTTCTCGATTGAATGGTTTATTGCTGAAACTGTTTTATCAGCGATAATCCTAGTGAGAGGATTTTTCATTAGAGGCAAAAGAAAATTTAACATTATCTTCTTTTCTTAGCTGTTTTAGCGGCTCGTCTAAAGTTAGCCGCAGTAGGAGCACCTTTACTTCCAGGCTTTCGCATTTTCTCTTTGCTCCCTGCTTTTATTCTTTTTCTCTTAGCATGAATATTAGCGTAAAGCCCTGGTCTTTTAGCCATTATTTCATACCTCTAGCTTTTTTGATTTTTCGCTTTAATGAAGCTGGCAAAGTTTTTTGCTTCTTCGTTAAAGGCTTTTTCTTTTTCTTACCATACATAGTTTTACTCCTTCCAACCTAATGAGGTGATTTTTATATAGCGTTTGATAATTTAACTTTTTGCTCTACATCCTGTCTGAACGCACTATCAGTAGAGTATCTTGGGTCGTTGATGTCTGCTAACATTTCACCAACAGACCTGTAGCCCACATTGCTGTCTGCTCTATTTCCAGAAAATAAATTAGGCTCTGCATTATTAGATTTGTATTTAGATTGAACACCAGCTATTGCTAACT